AGCATTTTCTTGATTTGTACTTGAACCAACATCACCTGAATCAGTAGTTAATACAATAGTACCGGCTGGCACTGTACCACTTGTTGTACCTGGCTTAGTAAATATAAATGTTTCTGTACCAACGTAGCCAGATCCTTTTTCAGTAATAGTTACTGTAGATTCTTTAACCTGGAATGCAATGTCAACTAAGAACGTTGCCGCTGTGCCTGATCCTGCAATTTTAGTTAAAATAATGCCAACTGTATCTTTCGGAATATCTGCTAATGCTAAAGCATCGCCACGAGAAGCACCTGCTGTTGTAACTGACCAAACTGCGTTTGAACCGCTTGTGTTAGTAACTTTAGCAATCATTCCTGGAATACTTGCTACACCAAAAGTGTCACCAACTGCTAGGTTAGTTTTTCCTGATCCAGTTCCTACACTTTCAACTTCAAATTGTGTAGTGTAAGTTGCTTGTACGCCGCCTGGTAGTGTTGGTGCCGGTAGTGCCGGGACCGTTAATACAGTAACGTTACTGTTACCTTGGAATGAGCCAAGTGTTGACCAATTGATTGATGCAATTCCTTCACCACCAATTTTATCGTCGCCAGTACCTGTTGTACCGACGTTACGATTACCAAAATATTTTTTATTTAAACTGCGTGCCATTTGTTTTTCCTTTATGTAATGACCGTTCTAGGGACTACGCTGTGGACGTACAGCATAAGTTATTGAACTAAGTATTTATCTTTTTCGCTCAACTATCCACGTATCTTCTTCTACCTTTAATAGATGAACTATTTCACCCGGTTTAACTTCTACCGGATCGTCCGGTGTTGCAATAGCTTCATATCCTGATAAAAACAACGATACGATAGCACTATCAGAAACTTTTACATATGAAGATGTTTCACTATATGGACTATTGATAACATCAATCTTAGTTCCTATAGTGAAAGCCACACTAAAATTTACAGGTATAACTACATTTGCGCTATATACATTGGTTTCTGACTTAATGTAAATATGTTTCCCGGCGTCAGTTAATAACAGTGTTCTATTAACGTTAGTTTGATTGTATAATAATACTTGAGGTAATACACCCGTTAAAGGTTTATTAGCAATAAATGACTTTAGTGTATTATCAGTTACATTCCAATCACTTTGTATCTGTGCCGCCGGTATAGTTGGCTTATTAGCAATAAATGACTTTAGTGTATTATCAGTTACATTCCAATCACTTTGTATCTGTGCCGCCGGTATAGTTGGCTTATTCTTAATAAAGTCTAAAGACCCTGTACCTGCTTGACTCCAATCACTTTGTATCTGTGCCGCAGGGATCGTTGGCTTATTTTTAATAAAATCTTTTAATGTATTATTAACTTGAGCCCAATCACTTTGTATCTGTGCCGCCGGTATAGTTGGCTTATTAGCAATAAATGACTTTAGTGTATTATCAGTTACATTCCAATCACTTTGTATCTGTGCATCTGGAATGGTCGGCTTACTAGATAAGTCAGTATAACTTCCACTAGTAGCTACTGTAGAAAAAGTAGGTTTGCCTGCTACGTTGCTCCAAGATACACTGTTAGCGGTTGTAGCATAAGTTGCTTGTGCTACTGTACCACTGACGTTAGCACCAGCTACTGAATTAGCAACTGCCGCTAAACTTACGGTTCCTTCTACGTTAGCACCTGTTAAATTAGTAAGTAAAGAACCATTTGCAGTAATCTTATCTACGGTAAATATCTTAGTTGTTTTGTTAAACACTAAATTTGCAGAACCTGCAAAAGTTCCGGTATCATTAAATTGAATTTGTGTGTCACTTCCTGATACACCTGTATACCCTGCACCAATTGGCCACGGCACACCATTTGCATACAATATGTTATCACTCTTAACATTAGCAATACTTGCATTGGCTAAAGTGCTAATTCCGGTTACAATCAATGTACCTACATTAGCAGTACCTAATGTTTTAACATTTCCACCTGTTACGTTGCCTGTTGCAGTTAGTGTAGTGGTTGCGGTAATGCTAGTAAATGCCCCTGAGTTAGGACTGTAGTAACCTACACGACCGTCAAAGTTACCACGTAAGTTTGCTGTTACAGTAGTAGCAGTAACATTTCCACCCACTGTTAGTAAATTAGTGACTTTATTAAATGTTAAATTAGTACTACCATCAAATCCACCGGAAGTATTAAATTGTAATTGAGTTGCAGAGCCACCGGGAGCACTTGTTCCTGCTGGAGGAACAAAGCCCAATGCATATCCTGTACCACTTACGTACGGTGTAGTATCATCCCAACCTCTACCGTCTACTGGATTTGTTATAGCATTACTATCTGTATACAATGCAAAGGTAGTATCAGTTAATCGTTTAACATAAAATCTATTAGAAGAAACATAAGTACCTCCGCCGATATCCAATGTGATACCAGATGTATCAATTGCAGTTTGAATTGAACTACCACTAACTCCCATAATAGTTACTGTAGCACCAGTTGGTAACAAATGTGGTGTTTTAGTAGTGACTACTACAGCATGTGATGGACTACCTGTACCAGTTTTAAAGTTTATACTTTGTATTTCATATCTAATAATACCATTAGTAGTCCAAGCTAAATTACCAGCACCGTCTGTTGTTAATACATACCCGTTGACTCCACCGGATACTTTTACGTTTGCTACATTACCTAGATTAATTAATCCGCCTGCCGTACCGCCACCATTAGTCCAAGTAGAATTATTAACAACTAGTACCTGTCCATTTTCTACATTACCTGAAATATTCAATGTAGTAGTAGCAGAACCTGCTAATTGGTCAAACCGTATTACTGATGAATCAGTTAAAATTTCAGTTTGTGTTGTTTGGTCAGGGCTTCCCGGTGGATGAATGATTGAATCATTTCCTATATAAAGTCGTTTAGTATCTGATGCAAAGCCTATTTCGCCCGTGTCTAATTGAGGCAAATCAATATTTGCGCCAGTTCTGTGAATTATTTTACTTATTTGTACAATGGCCATAGTTTAATCTTTAGTTGATTAAACTATTTATCACGATTTAAAGGAACTGCATATAGTACTGTTCTACTCGCTTAAACCACATATTAGTATATTTGTCAAATTCAGTACCCTCAATGAGGAATTCCTGATACATAGCATTAGGATCACACATAAAAATAACACCCTTACGTATCTTTGTCCCGTGTAACTCATTATGTGCATTAGCATAAGCGGCTAATTGAACAAAATAGTCATCAATCCACTCACGTTTTTTAGGCTTGTTTGTTTGTTTATGATCCATGATAGCCTCACTACCATCATGTACTCCGCACAAATCAGTAGTACCAGCATAGACTTTGGGGAAATATAATGGCACTTCTGTACCCCAATATTCATTGCACTTAATAAGACCTTGGGAAATAATACTATGAGCCATAGTATGACTTTGAATGCTATATGGGTTTGACCCAGGCTCTCCTGTCTCTCCTGTCTTAATATAGTTTTCAAGCCATTTGTGCATACGTGTGCCTCGACCAGCAGCCTCAGTAGTAATTGCTTGCGCTTGTACGGTACCTACACGTTTGCGCCAATTATTCAGTGCTTGTTTGCTTTCTTCTGATTTAGTAGCATCTAGTATCGTAGTGACACTAGGAAGTTTCTCACCGTCAGGTGTGGCGTATCTACGTTTACCATCAATCTCCATACGCGGTAGAGGTTGATAGTTAAATTTATTGGGATTGTACATATGGCAATTGTACTACAAATTTCTCTGTAGTACAATGTATTTGGTTAGTTATAGTGGATTATAGTGGATTATAGTTTACTAGCTTGTTTGCTAGCCATTGACTGTAGTGTTTTTTGATTTTCATCAGGTCCGTCTTCTTCACCTTCGGCACCCGATTGTCCTTTAAATATTACGTTTCCACCTTCAATACTATCTATAATATTTACCAATGGTTCCTTTTTGATGATATCATAGATATCTTCTTCATCGACTGCGACATCACTTTTTCTAAGTATATCTAAAAAGAAATCTAATGGTAACGGTTGATTTTGATTTTTAAAACGTGATTCCAATTGGCTGGCTACTGCTGTCAGTTTGACACGCAAAGGGTCATCCTGTGCAAATTCGAATAAACGCATGTTAGCGAGTGGATCTGCCTAATCCAGATGTTGGTTCTTCTTCTGGTGGCTCTTCGGGTAATTCACTACCTACACCCATCTCATCGTCCATCGGTTCTTCTGGTGGCATACTCATATCAGCACCCATATCACCGGCTGCTGCCATATCACCAAATCCACCGCCTTGACCTGTAATTACACCCAATGCTGATTGTAATCCAATTTTACTCTGTGACAATGCGGCTTGTAAGCTAGTCAATGCTTCTGATGTTTGACTATTGAATTGTTCACCTTCATTTGTACCAATTTCTGCATTGACACCGTCAACAACTGCTGGTAATTCTTTAACTAGCATATCGCTAACATTTTCAATCATCTTTTGTAGTTCGTCAATCATTTCTTTGGCTGCTAGTACAACTTGTGATTTTTCAACTTCTTCGTTCTCTACAACAATACGTTGATTATATATTGGAAGTGCTTTCAATTCACCGTAATGATGAACCAATGCTTGTTCCATAAACATTAGTTTCATGTATGAAGGATTTTTTTCGCTAGCAAAAGACTTTTCGCTAGATTTCATTTCGTTCATTAATCCTTTAATTTTTCGTAACATACGATTGGTGTCGTATAGGCTTAATGAGTCAAAATTGACCGTAGTGTTGAAATGTTCTTTCAGTGCTTTTTTAGCAACTGTAGATGGTTTCATGTTAAATTCGTTTAGTTTCATAGAGTTTTCCTAGAATGCTGATATTATATTTATCATTATTTAAATTATTTTGTCACTTGGTTGAACATTTGTTCCTGCCACCGTTTGCTGTTTAAAGCATAAGTAGTGAGTTCCTGTTCTATCCTTGTTTTTCTGTTTCTACCTTCATTAAACTTAGCACTATATATAGTTTTTTTCTCTAAGTCTTTGGTTTTATTCATTAAACTACGGTAAATCTGAATAGACGATTCTGTTCCTTCTTGTAAGGTATCTAATTCTACCATTCTCTTTGCGTCCATAATCATGTTTCTTTTATCAAAAGATGTATAGATTACCGCATTACGTAAGTTAAAAAATGGTATTACAGTAAACGTTCCCCTTTTAGTTAATACATATTTATCCATATTTTTCTTTATTGAGTAATCCCCATAAAGATGGTATGTTCCGTCCGGATCTTCAAATACAATATTCTCTGATAAATTTGCTATTTCTTTTTTATCTAGGATTTTAGTTAAAATCCTGAACATTTGCTGTTCATTCAACTTTTTCATTTATTACCTCAAAATAGATATTACGTAATTCCGGGCTAGTGTCTAAAAAACTGGGCAATTTATCCCATTCAGTTCCTACTTTTATCATAGGAACACTATCACAGTCACTATATAAATATCCTAATTTATTCAATCCGTCATCAAAAACACTACGATGTATAATATCAAAATCAAAAGCCCACGTTATTTGTCCTTCTTCATTATCATACATAAATCCAAACAAATCAGAATCATTAAATAAAACTACTTCTTGCTGTGGTTCAGTGATATTCTCTGGTTGACTACGTAGTGAAACTACTTGTAATATTGTATCAAAATTACATTGAGTATTTCTAGTTTTTTCCCATATTGACAGTTGTTCGTTAGTTCCATTGGCAGGAGGTTTGCGGTTTATGATACCTGTCTTAGTAATGTCAAACAACGTATAGCAACGAATTCTGTAACTCATACAGTATTTATAGAGGTAAAAAAGCCCGAGAAATTCCCGGGCTCTTTGTATAATCTAAGTATTAGATTAAGATGCGGTAGTTTGTGTAGAAGCTAAACGGAAACCAACGTTGTAAACCGCTGCACCGCTTAGGTCAAAACTACCTACTGTACCTAATGCACGAACTGCGGCTTGTAATGAAGTTGCTGTCCATGCGGCTGTTGGATAAACAGCGATAGACATGTTTGTAACGTTACCTGTACCTTCTACTTGGTAGAAATGTGTAGTTGCCAATTGTGTTACGCACTGAATGACAGCGTGGATAGCTTCGTCATAATCAAACTCGTTAGCTGGTGTTGCACCTAGGTCTAAACCAAAGAAGTCTAGTTTTGGACCAGATAACATTACTGGTGTAGCTACTGTTGCAACTCCAGAACCTGCTAATGAGTCAATTGCGAATACTGGTTTTGTGTCGCCGTGTAATCTTGTTGTATATGCCATGATAATTTTCCTTTAAAAGTTTGAATTCATATAGAACTCATACTATTATTTATGCCATATAGAAAAAAATGTTGGTTTTGGCTAGCCTCTGGCGGCTAAATTTTGACGGCTAAAGCCCATTCTGTTGACAAATTTGACCCCATTTGCAACAAATCCTTCTTGGGTTTGTGTCCCGTCTTGTAGATAACCTTTGACCGGGCTAGCTTCTGCAGCCTTATCTAACTGATTCACAATCTTCATTTTAGCATTGTATATTGCCATCCAAATTACGAATGCACTTTTTATACCAGCTTCATTTTGCTTAAAATGTTCTGTTAATTTCATACGTATCCCGTCTGACATTGGACGAGTCTCAAAGAATTTATAAAAATCACCAACTAAATTAGTTAAATTGCCTGATACAATTTTCTTATTGATATAGACTTTACACATTGCTGGGAATGCTGACTTAGTTCCTGCTGGTGCTTGAAGCAACCATGCATCGGCTGCATCTCCTGCCTGAGAAATAACCTGCTGAATTTTTGCTACATCGGCTGGTGAAAATTTCAACTTAGGTGTAGTCGGCATTTTAGCTGGAATAACAGCAACGTTACTGTTGTTTGTTAACTGCCCAATAGAACCGTTTAACAATTGTGCTTGTTGTACGTTAGTGGCTTGAGGTGGCAAATACTGATGCACTGCTATACCCCCAACTTTACCTGTTATTAATTTTCCAATTTCACTGTCTACTTCAACAGTGTATGTTATACCATTTGGATTAGCTTTAAACTTATAAAGCCCATTTTCATCTTGTAATTGTTGGCTAAACAACAAATCACCCCAATAAAATCCACTACCCGAATATGATTTTTGTAGACCTGGCCAAATAGTAGCAATAATTTGATGCAATTGGCTGCGGTCAATTCCCCTAGCAATATCATATTGTTGGAATGCTTTTGGGCTAGTTACATGTCCGCTGCCGTCTGCTTTATTAAACATGTGTTTATCTGCTATGATAAACTTACCATCCATACCAGTACCAAATACTAATGCAGGATATCCGTCCCACTTAATAGTTACTACATTAGGATTTTTAACAGTGTTAACTATTGCTTGCAATCCTTGAGTCGCTCCTCTAGAACCAATATCAAATATCAAATCTTCAGGATGTTCAACGTGAGCCTTAGTTAACTCTACTTCTTCTGTAACGACGGTATTGATATCTTCTAGTTTGTCAACTAGGTCACGTAATGAATTCATTATTCAACCTTAATCCAAGACTGTACTATATTCTTGCTTTCCGGAACAGGTTGCGCTGCCTGCGCCGCTGCCTGCGCCGCGGCATATGAGGGATGTCCCGGTGATATTGGATTGCCACCAATTGAAACGGGAATATTTTGTGGTGCTTGCGGCGTTTGTGCTACATTTTGTTTAGCAATTCTACTGAGACTTCTATTGGCAGCATTAGCAATTGTTTGCAAACCAGTAGTATTACCCTGTGATGCAAGTTTTCGTATCATATTAACAATAGCTGTTGTGTCAGTACTAGTTGTACTACTAGCACCACCGCCGGAACCACCAGTCGCTAATGTTGCAGTTGGTTGTGTTTCACTCTCAGATGATATAATTTGATAAATTAAATTTGCCATTTGAGATATTGCCGTAGAATTGTTACCTGCAACTCCCGGTGCAATTCTATCTATTTGTCCTTCCCAATATGGGGCCGGCGTCGGCTTTGCGGGAGGTGGTGCTTTTGGATCGGGGGGCGGTAATAGAGGAATATTTATACCATTCTTCTTTAAATATCCAACAACTAAATTTTTAACATACGAAGGATCAGGTGTATTACCGGCTACACCTGCGCTCTTGATATTCATAGATAACAGTTGTTCAACTTTAGTAATATACTTCTGTTTAGTTTGTAATTCTAATCCCTGTCTACCCCAGTCAGAATTTTGCCCAACTAGGTTGAATGCTTGTTTTTTAGCAAAATCAGTAAATCTATTTTCAGTAATGACCTCATTGAGTTTCATCGTTTTTCCTTATACTCTTAGAAAATCTACCCTGATCTCTGGCTTTGATTGCGCTTAGTAGTTTGCGTTCTAGTATTTGTGCTTTTTCCGGATCATACTGTTTATTAATCATTTCTAATAGATTAATAGCACTAGTAATAATATTATGGGCTCGGCTCTCAATGATATGTTTAGTATCACGGTTATTGCCTATGGCTTCTAATTCCTCTAGCAAACTGCGAGTTTTCTTTTGCATGATATAGTTTCCTAGTAGTATTTATCATCTTTTCAGATTGTTTATCAATGATTTCAATTTTGAACCCTGAACATCAGCAACAACCCGTGTATTTATTGGCTCAATTTCTCCTGTAATAGAATCAATTACAGTAGATTGGGGCTTTAATCGATTCATAATGTCATTGGGACTAGAACTGGGTCTATATTTTGCTTGTTGGTCTGCATACCCGTCAGGATCCTCGTCAGTAATACGCATAGTCTCAATGTTGTATTCCAAGTCAATTTTCTGTCCCACACCCGTCGAACTACGACTTTTCATACATTGAATTTGATACTTACCACGCTCACGCATACTGCGACTCGTAAAGATACCAAACACGTTATCTGCTGTGTTAATCTTACTGATACCACCTGCAATATGACTGTGGTCAAACTCAATTTCTTCAACTGCACTACGATTCAACTGACTTGCTGTTACCATTAATACACCTAATTCTTTAGACAAATTACGTAATTCTTCACTAACATACTTGTCTTTAATAAACTGGTCATTGGGATTAACTTTAACACTAACCGGCATAACTAGATCCAAATAATCAATCATAACAAAGTCAATTTTGATTCCAGTTTGAATTTGTACTTCTTTTAAGTATGACCTAATATCATTAACATTACTTTGTGCTGGCAAGCCCTTAACACGATAATCACCGGATTTTTTACCTGCAATTTTAACTTTAAGTTCTGTACTGTCAATATCCTTACGAATGTCTCTGGTACTCATCATAGTCAGCATAGCATCTGTTCTAAGTGAGGTTAATTCTTCACTCAATTCTAAACTAATATATACCCCACTAAGTCCCTGTTGCAACCAATTCAATGCAATGTTCATCATCACTAATGACTTACCTGAACCTGAACCACCTGCAAAAATATTCAATTCACCGCGACTAAATCCACCGTATAACAGTTTATCAAGTTGAGGCCAGCCTGTACTTTGTTGTCCGCCTGCATTGAAGTATTTGTGCAATCGTGCTTTAGGATCAGCAAAGTAATCTGTACCCATGTCTCGTTGTAAGCTAATCTGTACTGCATCTTTGATTAGTTTCTCAACTGGTCCGAATTCACCCTTCTCAAGTAAATCGGCACTCTTAAGAATAGCACGTTCTAGTTCTTGTCGTTTAGTAAATGATTCAAATTCTTCTAAGAACCACTCAGTGTGTCTATCACCAAAATCTTCAATGAGTACAAGTTCTATTCCTGTTGTTGCTTTTATTTGTGTTATATCCGGTAGTATACTATATTTCTCACTGTACTCTTTCATAAATTCTGATACAGGTCTTAATGCCCGATCAAAGTTCTGCGGATTCATAATATTCATAACTCTAATATACAATTCTGCATTAGTTAGCATCATTTGTAAAAAGAGCCGTTGAACGTCTGTGTTATATTCCTTTAGCAATCTGTTTTTTCCTTAATTCTATTTTTATCTTACTACTTGTTGCGTGTTGTATGATACTTAGTAATGTAGGTAACTTACCATATCTTATTACTGCATCATTAACATCCTTGATTGATTTATCCCAGGGAGGTAAACTTACACTATACCCCAATTCCAATGCTCTGTCAATTATATCTAGCCCTGTCTTATCTCTATCAGGTACAACAATAATCTGTTTGTTTAATTGTGAAAGTAAATGAGCCTGGTCATCACTTATTGTATTATGAGTTAAAGCACAACCGTTAATGCTCAATGCATCAAAGATTCCTTCAACTAGAATACACATACTGTATTCAGGTTTTTGTAAATCATATCCGAATACATAACCTGCATCTTGCTCATTAATATACTTAGGTGTTTTATTGTCTAAATACCTACTAGTGTGTCCCACTGATTTCCCCATATACGTATATGGGATGATAATCCTATTACTATTTCTTCCTCTATCATTGGGAGTTACTACAAAAGGATAGCTATCATAATGAATGCATCGTTTTTCTAAATATTCAATATAATGATAATGATTGGAATTGTTTATATCTAACGTCTCACCAATTGGTAACTCACGTGATTTAAATTTTACTTTACTTCGTGGTTTACGATTACCACTAAAATCTAATAAATCTTTGTGTTGTAAACTTTCTAAATTCCATCTTTGAATTTGGTCACTATCAATACCACACCATAATAGAAATTGTCTTGTCTTGGGACTTATATTTTTGCCTAATGTAAAGCTACAGCTATAACTACAATTGAAACAATGCATTACCCAATTGTTTACACCATCGAATTTTATACCGCCCCTACTTCTTTTATCCTCTCTATGTCCGCGTTGGTTGCAACAAATAGCGTTGAAACTAGTCCAACCGCTACCTGTTTGTTTCTTTCTACCCGGAATTAATGAAAGGATGTCAAACATATTACTATGTTAACATAAGTTGTATCAAAAAGCAAGAAGGTTGGTATATTATCTGGCTAATATTTTATCCACAGTACCGTGAGTACTGACAAACTTTAAGCGGATATAAGGATGATAACCTGTTATGGTCCAGCCTTCAGTACCCGTACTTAAGTCATAATCATAATAATCTATGTCATACCATTCGCCCACGCCAGTAGTAGATCCTTGTGGAATTATATCACCGGTATAATCGGTATATTTAATTTGAATCGTTATGATTGGATTATCCGATGTACTATGTATACTAGTGTAATATGTTATGGGTATAGGTAGTTGACCAATTAACGGTGCAACTATCGGAGGATGCGACGGAATATCAAATTCATAGGCTGCTTTAAAACTAGGCAATGTGCTATTAACTATATCTATAACACCTCTACCACTACCATCATTATCTATAAATATCGGTAAATTGTGAAAACCACCATCTGGTATTTCTAAAGTATAATAACATTTTTGAGCATCAATGTGTTCTAACTCTGGAGTAGTTACTTGTAATTCTGCTAACCCCTTTAAGGGTAATGTTAACATTAATGATTTTTTAAGCAATATGTGACTTCCCTCGAAACTAATGATTCTTAATGTTATTTCTTTGTTTGTAATGTTGACTGGTTTTTGGTCTTGATTTAAAACCTGAAACTGTAATTTGTTGTCAACACCTTTATGTAATTTTAATGTTTTAGCATACACGTTTTGGTATCTCCTGGTTGAATTGCCAAAGTTTACTACAACTATTTGTCTTGGGGTATAATGATAAACGTTGGTTGAATACACAGATTGGCTCCTATACTATATTTATTAAAATAATATTATATCGGGTAACCATATCGTATAAATAACACTGAAATATGATAAACAATGATTCATAACGAATTTTTCAAAAAATTAACAGAAAATCACCCCTTTATTACAGTGTGTTCCTACGCAGGCCAAGACTATGTAGGAATAGTTCAGAATAGGGATGATGTGGTTACCACTATATATGACTACGGATCTATTATACACCCGGATCTTAGGGAACAATTTCTAGTGTTAGGTGACCAGTGGTGGTGGGAAAGTAATAGATTAATACCCATAAATATGTTTCTTAAAAACGACTGGGAACCCTTCAAACCGTACATTCGTACATTCAACAACAAAAGTCTAACAATAGTGCATGGCCCAATATGCAGTATGTTAGAACTAGCAAAACGTAAAAGTAAACGCAAATCAATTACTCTAGTCAAACGAATGTCCTGAGTCTAATAGATTTATATGCACAACGACTAATTGTGCATAGGCAATACTATGACTTTTCTTAAAGTGATACCCTGTCTTATCATCATCCCATACTGTTTTTGCCACTTCACGCCAAGATTTTCCAATTAAATGCTTCTTTGATGGTCTGATAACTGCTAGAAACATCGCCAGTCTAGGTATACTATCAATAGGTTCTGGCATCTTCTGCATACTGTTATAATGATTGCTTAAGTGAATCAGCTTTTCAACAAACACTCTATCATTAAGTTTTTCCCAATTTGGTTCACGCATTAACTCAATTAAATGTTGTTCGTCACGTACTTTGTCATAGACATGCACATTTAAGAAATCTAGCTTTATATATCCGCGCTTTTCAGCTTCATTGTAATCTAAGTTAGACATATGATTAATCGCATCATATGGTATATCAGTAACATAGATACCAGTAGCATGTTTACGTATAGGATCAACCTTACGCATTGCCGCAGGGATGTATTTGATATGTTCTAATATCTTGTCCCTGCTACCAAAGTCAATGTCAATGTCTGAGTTAAATTTCATTATATTTAGGGATGCAATTAGCTAATGCTGATAAAAGAGTTTGAATCGGAAACACACTTTGTAACTTATCTGTACTTAATACACAATTGCTACGCGGAGCAACCACTGCTTGTTTAAATTCTTCTTTAGTAAACCACTCTTTATTGAAACCTAGTCTATCCGATAGATACTTAGTAGTAGTTGATCCTGGATTGCACACATTGTACAATCCTTTAGGTATTGTCTTATGATTGTTTGCAAACTCTACAGCAACTTTAGCCACATCAGGAACATAACTCAAACTATTTTCATAGTTAATCAATTTTTCATAACGTGCTAATTTACTGAATAGATTCTTAGGGTCATGGTCATCACTAAAAGGCATACGAATACGCAACAGATAACTCTTATTCATATAGGGTTCTAATAGTTTTTGTTCTAATGCTTTACTTCCACTATAGAAACTACCATTGTTAAAATTGAAATTAGGTTCATCAGTTTCACTATAATGTTTTTCATATCCTGTATATACGCAACCACTAGAGATATGTACAATAGGACATTTCTCTGACTGCTCTAAGAACAAAGGATACAATACGTTGCCGTCAATTGTTTCTTGTTTGTAAATCTCACAAGCATCTACGTTAGGCACACCAGTGAATCCAGTAGCATTAATGATTGCTCGTTTACCAGCTGGTACAGGGTCACTATGCTTAATCCAAATATGTTCTAAGTTTTGTTGTTCTAATTCTTTCTTTATCGCTTTACCGATATATCCATGTCCAATAAGTATAATCATTTTAAAAGTTCCGGTGAATGTTGTGGGATACTAACTGTTTCGTCTTTCATGTTTTCTAATTTTGCAACTCTACCACGTAGTTCGCTACTGCTATAGTTATGTTGTCTCTTATGATAGTGCAATTCAATGTCATTGTCAATACAGTATTGCTTTCCGGTGAAATCTCTATTAACATATTCTTCACTTAGAAAACGAATATGAATAGTTTGGGTCATTAACATTTGTAGTAAATCGTATTCGGTTGAGTATACCAAAATTTCATCCACATATTTACATGCCTGCAATTGTACATAGCGTTCATATACACTTTGACATGGTTTGTTTTTAACACCCGGTCTATCAATCGTGGGGTCAACTTGTAATGCAACTATTAAATAGTCGCACAATTCTTTTTCCATCTTTAACATTGTTACATGTCCGGCATGAAACAAATCAAAACTACTGCAATTAAATCCTATTTTCATTTTTATACCATTCTATTGTTTTTTTCAAACCTACACCTAATGAATGTGATACGTTCCAATCTGTGTCACGTAATACTAAACTGATATCAGTACTATATCTCATATCATGTCCCGGTCTATCATTTACGTATGTAATTAAATCAGTACTTGATTCCATCAAATTCAATATTTGTTTAACCAAATCAATGTTTTTGATTTCACAATCGCCACCAATACAGTATCTATCTTGGTTGTTGTCTAGCTGAGAAATTTTATAAATTGCATCGCATGTATCCTCTACATAAATCCAATCACGAACTTGTAAGCCCTGACCATATACAGGAATATTTTTATTCTGTAAAATATTAGAGATTGTTTTGGGGATCATCTTTTCAGTATGTTGATATGGTCCATAGTTATTACTGCTATTAATGATAACACCCTTCATCCCGTATGTGTTTTTAAATGCGGTTACAAAATGTTCAGCACTTGCCTTACTAGCAGAGTATGGGTTATGAGGATCAATTTGTGATTGTTCATTGAACTTATATGGCTCCGCTACTTCTCCAAATACTTCATCAGTTGATATATGTATGAACTTAACATTTTTATTGCGGAAATAATTCAATAGATTGATAGTACCGTGAATGTTTGATTTTACAAAAGGTTGAACATCATTTATTGAATTGTCTACATGACTTTCTGCGGCAAAGTGATAGACTTCTGTAAAAGAAAATCTATCTAATTCTTTTAAACTATGTTCATCTGCAATATCTATGACCGCATAGTTAACTGCTAACTTCTTCAATGCTTCTGGATTACTCGCATAGGTAAACTTATCAATGACAAATACATCTTTTTTCTTTTCTAATAAGTACTTGACAAAATTCAAACCAATAAATCCGGCACCACCTGTTACTAATATCATTTTTTACTCTCCACTAATCCTGCTTTTATTAATTTCATATATGCTTGCTGTACAACAATAGCCTGACGTTCAGCATCTTCTACCGCTTTGTGGCTGGTAACGTGTCCACCGTCTTTGAGTTTGACTCCTGTAATGTCATATAGAGTTCTGGTATCCCTGACTGACCAAAATGGCCAAGGTATAGGATTTGGTTTGTCACTTGTTTGTCTCCAAGCATGTTCCATAACAACGCAATCAAAACTAGCACCGTTACTCCAAACACAACGCCTATTCCAGCAAAACTTATAGAGTGTCTCCATGCAGTCTTTAAATGATGTTCTCCCATTCTCTCCCATTGCCTCTTCAAGTGCTTCAGGACTCTGTGTACTCCACCAACGTAATGTATCTTCATTTATACTCCTATTATATATTTCTGTTTGATCCTCAACAGTAGGTCGTAGTTCTAACTTTTCAACAACGCCAGTACCTTTGGGATCGAATCTAACTGCGCCGATAGTAAGTATTACACAATCAGGTGTAGTGTTCAAACTTTCAATATCTATCATTACATCATTTGCCATTTTGTGTTTCTCTTAAATATCTTGCTGCCTTTTCTAACAATTCAGGGTTGTCTTTAAAATTACCACATCCTAAATTGCATTTTCTACACAACCAACCGCGAAATGTTTTTTCAGTATGATTATGATCCATCACCCACGGTCTACCTTTTTTGCGTAGTGTTGGATTAATATTTTCATTTAATTGTTCTTCTGTTTGTTCGCACACAGGGCAAATATGATTGACGGGAATCGGTGGTGCAGTTTTTCTTATTTCAATACGTTCTTTAGCCAGTGTACTATCACATACTCTGCAATCAGACCGTAATTTTTTACCACCACTATCGTTACCAAATTGATTCAATGGTTTAATACATTTGCATCGGTTACAAATCTTTGATATC